AGGAAGAGGAGATTTTGATGATGTATTAAAAGCTATTGAAAACATGGCTAATAACGATGATATTTCAGAAAGAGACGCAGCAGCAGAAATAGTATTAGCATTAGCTGATAAATTTCAATTACCAGTAGATAAGAATCTAGAAGATTATATGGAAGAAGGAGAAAGTGATTTATATGAAAATAAATTAGAAGAAGCTACTGACTTATACGATAGAAACGGCATTCAAATAACTAGATTTGCAGGAAAGAAAGGATTAATGCTTCAGATTAACATAGGAGGAAAGTATATAGTACTACCAGCAGATGAATTTAATAACTTTATAAGAGCTTTAGCATCAATAAAAGATGATGTAAAAGATATGAAACTTCAACAACCTAGAGATAGATACGAAAATAATGAAAAAATCTAAATTAGAAAAAATAATTTTAGAGACTTACTCTTCTCTTTTAGAAGTCGACCGAGATGAAAAAACTACTAAAAAATTAGATGAAATACCGGCTGCTTTAAGAAAAAGTATAGAAAAAAGATACGGCATTTCTAGATGGCCTGATAAAGATTTCTTATCTTCTGATTTGAATACTTACTTTAAAACTATCGAAGTCGACGACACTACCGGACAAGTTGGACATAAACCTATTGATCTACCTTCTTTTGAAGGTATGTATAAACACTTTTCTAATATTATTGGAGATATAAGGTCTTTAATGAATAATAAAGATGTTAGAACTGATAAGAATGCAAGAGAATTATTTGAATTAATAAAAACTAATTTTAGAAAATTACAGCGATACTTAAGAACAGAAAGACCAGATCAATACGAACTTATGAAAATGAGACGTCAGCTTTCTGAACTTTACAGTATGTTTAAGGAACATGGTAACTTAATAACAGAAGAAGTTAAGTATGTAAATGAGAGTTTACTTGATGAAGTAGAAGATGAAGAACCAGCACCAGAAGAAGAACCGCAACCTGAAGAAGAACCAGATACAGATGCTCCAGAAGAGACTGTATTAGAGGATGCTACTGATAAAATATTAGGTAAATTTCCTACAGTAAAAGCTGCTATTATAAAACTACAAACAGAAGACTTTAAAGAATTTGTAGAGAGTATAGATTGGATATCACCAAGACCATCTTCTTTCCGAGTTAACCTTAAAAATGGTCAAGACTATATTTTAAAATGGACAGGTAAAACTTTCGAAGCTCAAATAATGGGTAAAAGGTACACTCTTTCTAACATAGCAGATTACCAACAAGCATTAGATAAATTAGCTTTACTTTATAGAGAAGCACCAATGACTGGAGCAGGCGAAGGAGAACCTGCTGATACTGACACCGGAGGCGGTGGAGGTGGAGGAGGAGACTTTCCTGGAGACGATGGTGGAGCCGGAGGAGGAGAAGAGGATTTAGGAGCACCAGATGATGCAGGAGGAGAAGAAGGAGGAGCTGACTTAACTGATGAACCAATTGACTTTGAAGATCCGGGTGAAGAACCAGAAGCATAATATAATAATAATAAAGAAATGAAAAATAATTTTGACCTTAAAAAATTCTTAACAGAGAATAAACTTACAGCTAACACCCGACAGAAAATAAAAGAAGATTTTTCTCCTTCTCCTAACACTCATTTACCTGAATTTGCTAATGGTGAAGATTTTGATGTTGCTACAGCATTTAAGAAAGCAAGAGTAGATATGAGTAAACCTGTAGCGGTAATGTATCATTATGGTCATGCACAGTATTCTGGTGAAGATACAGATGTAATGAGTGCTGAAGCTGCAATCAAAAAATTAGAAGCTGAAAGACAGGAAGTTCGAAAAAACTATACTGACGACGGTGAAGAAGTTCCTTCAGATAGACATGGATATGAATTTGAAAACTATTCAGTATTAGAAGAACATATGCCTGAAGGACATGAATATAAATTATCATACTATCTAGATGGAGATTATACATATGCTATAACACAAGAAAAATCTGGTAAAGTAAAAGAAGCATGGGGATTCCAATCTGATTTTGCTAAAAATAGAGAGAAAAAAGGAGGCGTACCTACAGCAAAAAGAAAAGCAGGTCTAGATAATAAAAGAGCAGGGACACTTCAAGTAAGTAAGGGATCTAACGCTGAACAAGAGCAGAAAGTAATAGATATTGCTAGAGATGCAATCGCACTTATGGACGAACAACCAAAAACTAGTGCAGTAGAAGCTCTCAAGGCGGTATTAGGTATTTAAATGGACGTAACAGACAAACTATATAACGAATGGGCATGGAGAACTAAATCAGGTACTCCATCTATGGATAATCCTGAAGATAAAGCTATATTAGATAGACTTATTTTAGAGCTTACTGAAGATAAAGAACCTTCTCCATTAGAATTACTTAAACAAAATTTAGGAAAAATTGCAGATGATTCTGAGGCTATAGAGTACCTAAATAGATATGTTAATCATAGAACTCATAGAGGACCTTTTAATGAATATATCGCATCTAAACAAATAGATGACGGTACGATAAGTGATTTTAACGCTCCTGATACAATTTTTAATATACTATCTAAAAATAATGATTTAGATAAATTCTTAGAAAACCTAGATAAGTTACCAGGATTTGGAGCTCTAGATGTATCTGGTAATTTAGTTGATAAATTAGAAGGTATAGTCTCTAAAAACTCTGTCGTTTCTTTAATAAATCTTGGTGGTCAAGAAGAAGGAAGAGGTGTAGGAAAAGCAGAATTAGCATTAGCTACTTTATGTAAAGATGTTAAAATGATGAAAGGAGAAGCTGGAGATTTAGATTGGAATGGATATTTAGAGGTAAAAGGAACAGCAGCTAGATTAGGAAAGAGAGATCATGCATTTACAGGAGGAATAAAAATTCAACAGCTTGCCGAACGTTCAGGAGTACCGAATGATAAATTTGGTAAAACTAATGTATATAATGCTCCAGAAGCTATAGTAGCAGGTCTTGCAAAAGCAGGTATACCTAATGATACTATAGCAAATACCCTTAAAGAAGATCTCAAAGGAATTTATCAAGACTCAGTTAATTTAATTACTTCAAGTAACTTAGGTGATCTTGCAGTAGTTATGAGACAGGTATACTTTGAAAGTTATTGGAAAAGAGAAGGCGTACAGCACATTATATTTATAAACTCTAATCCTAAAATATCTCCTTTTGGTAAATACTTGTCAGTAAATCTAGAACAAGGGTTAGCATTTATAAAATCAAAACCAACTTCATTTTGTTCACCAATTAGATTTAATGCTCTAGCTCCTAATGTATTTAAAAAAGGAGTCGGCGAAATAGATAAACAAGACCCAGATACAAGTTCAGTAAAAGGAGATGAAGAATAAAAGTTATGGCACAAGACATAAAAAAAATAATCGCACAAGAATACATCAAGTGCGCTAAAGATCCGGCGTACTTCATGAAGAAGTATTGCTACATACAGCATCCTACTCGTGGACGTATTCTTTTTAACTTGTACCCTTTTCAAGGTAAGGTGCTTAATTTATTTAAAGATCATCAATACATTATTACTCTTAAGTCTAGACAGTTAGGTATATCAACTTTAGCTGCTGCTTATAGTTTATGGTTAATGTTATTTCATAAAGATAAAAACGTACTAGCATTAGCAACAACACAAGCGACTGCTCGTAACTTAGTATCTAAGACGATGTTTATGTACGATGAGTTGCCAAGATGGTTAAAACTACCTGCTAAGGAGAAAAACAAATTATCTCTAAGATTAAAAAATGGCTCAAAAATAACAGCTAAATCATCGAATGCAGATGCTGCACGTTCTGAAGCGGTATCACTCCTACTGATAGATGAGGCTGCCTTTATAGATAACATTGAGGAGACCTTTACTGCTGCACAGCAAACACTTGCTACAGGTGGACAGTGTATGGCATTATCTACTCCTAACGGTATTGGTAACTGGTTTCACCTAACTTGGGAGAAAGCAGAGTCAAGTGAGAATAGTTTTCTACCTATTAGACTACCATGGACAGTACATCCAGAAAGAAATGAAGAATGGAGAGAACAGCAGAATAAAGATTTAGGACCTAGAATGGCCGGTCAGGAATGTGACTGTGACTTCTTAGCCTCCGGTGATACTGTATTTGAACCAGAAGATATGTCGTTCTATGAACAGACTTATCAAAAAGATCCTTTAGAAAGAAGAGGCATTGATGGTAACTTATGGGTATGGGAAGGAGTTGATTACTCTAAGTCATACATGGTTGTAGCAGATGTCGCTAGAGGAGATGCAACAGATTATTCTGCATTTCATATATTTGATATTGAAACCTGTACTCAAGTAGCAGAATATAAAGGTAAGTTATCTCCAAAAGATTTTGGTAATTTCCTAGTAGGAATAGCTTCAGAATATAACGAAGCACTTTTAGTTTGTGAAAATGCTAATATAGGTTGGGCTACTATAGAACAACTGTTAGAAAGAGAGTATAGAAACATCTACTACAGTTCTACAACTAATATGGAATCAGTAGAATCATACATGTCTAAGTTTGAAAGAGATAAACTTGTACCAGGTTTTACTATGTCAGCTAGAACTAGACCTTTAGTAATAGCTAAAATGATTGAGTATATTAGAGAAAAGTCTGTTACTATACAATCTAAAAGATTATTATCTGAGATGAGAGTATTTGTATGGAAAAACGGTAAAGCACAAGCTCAAGACAGATATAATGATGATTTACTTATAGCATGTGCTACTGCACTGTACGTAAGAGATACCGCACTAAGATTAAGACAGCAAGGAATGGATTTAGCTAGGGCTCAATTATCCTCTTTTACTAACTTAAACTCTCAAAACAAAGCAATTATAAAAAATGTTGGTAATCAGAGAGAAAATCCTTATCTTACTAAGACAGCCTTTGGTGAAGAAGATATTCGCTGGCTGTTAAAATAGAACTATTTATATATAAAACTGTACCATAATGGCAGACAAATCTTTATTCGGCAGATTACAGAGACTCTTTTCTAATGACGTAGTAATACGTAATATAGGAGGAGATCAACTTAAAATTGCTGATGTAAATCAAATACAAACTACTGGTAAATTTCAAACTAACTCCTTAGTAGATAGATTTAGCAGATTATATATTCATAATAATAAAAATATTTTTAATCCTAATCTTAACTACCAAACATTAAGAATACAATTATATTCAGATTATGAAGCTATGGATACAGATCCAATTATAGCCTCAGCATTAGATATTTTAGCAGATGAAGCTACACTTAAAAATGATAACGGTGAAATTCTAGCAATTAAATCTTCTGATGAAAATATACAAAAAGTACTTTATAATCTATTCTACGACGTTTTAAACATAGAATTTAATTTATGGTCCTGGACACGTAATATGTGTAAGTACGGTGACTTCTTCTTAAAGTTAGAAGTTGCAGAAAAATTTGGAGTTTATAATGTACTTCCTTATACAGTCTATCATATGGTCAGAGAAGAAGGATTAGATCCCGAAAATCTATCTAAAGTAGAATTTGTATTAGATCCAGAAGGAATTGCTTCATCTCAAAATCCTAATTTTTTACCTAAGAGAGACGGTAGATCAAGTCAAGTTAGATTTGACAATTATGAAATAGCCCATTTTAGATTAATATCAGATACAAATTACTTACCTTATGGTAGATCTTATTTAGAGCCAGCTAGAAAAATATTTAAACAAACAACGTTAATGGAAGATGCGATGTTAATACATCGTATAATGAGAGCACCTGAAAAGAGAATGTTCTATATTAACGTAGGTTCTATTCCTCCTAATGAAGTAGAGCAATTCATGCAAAAGACTATTAATACTATGAAAAAGACTCCTTATATAGGAGAGGATGGACAGTATAACTTACGTTTTAATATGCAGAATATGATGGAAGATTTCTACTTACCTGTTAGGGGAGGAGATACTTCTACAAAGATTGAAACTACTAAAGGATTAGAATACGACGGAACAAACGACGTACAGTACTTACAAGCTAAGATGTTTGCAGCTCTTAAAATTCCAAAAGCATACTTTGGTTACGAAGGTGACTTACAAGGTAAAGCAACATTAGCTGCAGAAGATATAAGATTTGCAAGAACAGTTGAAAGATTACAAAAAATTCTAGAGTCTGAATTAACTAAGATAGCTCTAGTACATTTATACACACAAGGTTTTACAGGAGAATCATTAACTAATTTCGAAGTTAAACTTACAACACCTTCTATTATATTCGAACAAGAGAAGATAGCTCTACTTAAAGAAAAGATAGATTTAGCTTCACAAATGAAAGATACTAAGTTATTTTCTTCAGATTACATATATGAAAATATATTCGATATGTCTGAAGACAAGTATATGGAAATGAGAGAGCTAGTTAGAGAGGATACTAAAAGAGCATTTAGAATAGCTCAAATAGAAGCAGAAGGTAATGATCCAGCTAAATCAGGTATGACTTACGGTACACCTCACGATTTAGCATCTATGTACGGTAGAAGATCAGTAGCTACTCCAAAAGGAGGAGAACCAGCATCTCTACCTAAAGGATACTCTGAAACTGAACCTGAATGGGGCCAGCCAGGTCCTGAAGGTGGAAGACCAGTTGAAAAAGCTTCAGTCTACGGGACTAACGATGGCTTAGGAGGACGTGATCCATTAGGTCAACATGGTATGAAAGGCGGATATCCTTCGGATAATGAAAATGTTTCTGAAAATCTAACAACAAATGCTGTTTACCATAAAAATAAAGAAGCGTTAAAAGATATAGTTTTTAAAAAACAAACTATAAACGAAGCAGGACTACTAGATGAAGATAATATAAAAGATTTAGGGAAATAGTCCATATTTATAATAGTAAACGTGTATAATGAAAATAAAACACTCGAAATATCGAAATACTGGTCTTATATTTGAACTACTAGTAAAACAAGTAGCATCAGATACTTTAAATAATAAAGACTCAGCAGCAGTAAGCATTATCAAAGAGCATTATTCCGGTAAGACATCTCTTGCTAAAGAATTTAAATTATACGAGTTTATCTCTAAAAATGTTAATGTATCTCAATCTAAAGCAGAAGCTATAGTTTCTACTATTACAGAGATATCAAGAACTATTAATCAAAAAAGACTTAACAAGCAGAAATATGCTCTTATTTCAGATATAAAAGAAAATTATAATCTAGAAGATTTTTTTAGCATACAGGTTAATAATTATAAACCTTTAGCAGCATTATACTGTTTACTAGAAGCACAGAATAACACAAAATTAATAGATCCTCAAATATTAGTAAACAATAAGACTACTATATTAGAGCATCTAACTTCTGCTTCTCAAAATAAAAAAGACGTAAAAGATACAATTATAGAAGATTTTTCTAAATACGATAAAGATTTAAGATTACTTACATTTAAGATTTTATTAGAAAAATTTAACAAGAAATATATAGATCTTTTACCTCAACAAAAAAATATACTTAAAGAATTTATCACAGCAGTTAATTCAGGTACACGTTTACGCACTATTGTTAATGAAGAGCTTGCTAAGATAAAAAAAGAAGTAACTAAAATGGCTAGTAAAGTTTCTGATAAAGTTGTTAAGATAAAACTTAACGAAATTCAGAAATTTATCAAACCTGTTTCTAATAAAGAAAAGATTAATGATAGTCATTTAGTTAATCTAATGCAATATTACGATTTAGTTCAGGAACTTAAAAGTTTATGAAACGCTCAGAACTAAGAAAACTAGTTCAAGAGGTAATGTTAGAATTAGATGAAGCAAATGTGACAGGAGGATCTGCTACGTTTACACCAGGACAAGGAGCTCAATATGCAACTCCTAATGCTTTCGGTAAATCTAGCAAAGGTAATAGAGCAACAAAATTATTAAAAAAACTAGGCTGGAAAAGACAAGAACGTCCAAAAAGGCCATCACATACTAAAGGATTTGATTACTTATGAGAAAGGTAACAGTAACAGAAAAATATAGAGCAGTAAACGAAGGTCAACTGTCTAAAGCAAACTTTTTAAGAGATATGCGTATGGCATATCCATCGCTCATTACACCATTAAACGGATATGATACCTCAGTTCAAATACTTAAGAACAAAGGGTATATTTCTGAAAAAACAGCTATTGAGAGTTACGATAGTAGAAAGGACCTCAATATATCTCCTGACTCTATAGATAGAGGTATTAGATACGAGATGCAAGCTAGAGGAAAAGAAGCTAGTGACTGTAAAGATATAGTAATGAAGAACCTTAAGAAAGACCCTCTTCACTATATTATGTTAGTC